CCAAACCGTATAGCGAGTTCTGCTGTGTGGGTAGCTTGAATTATTTTTAAATCTGGATTCTTTCCAATCATCCAAGCCGGTAGATAATTAGAAGCAAATTCTGATTTTGTATGCCTAGGTGGCATATTTACAATGAGTCTCTTAATTTTGCCTTCGGCGATATCATTAAATTTTTTAGAAATAATTTTATGATGTTCACCACTAATAAACCCAGGCCATATGAACTTTATAAATTCTAAAAAGTCCCCCTTAACTTTGGTTTGGGTCTCTAATTGGTCTGCTTTTAAATAAGCTTTTAAGTATGCCTTTTGTTCGTCTACTGGTAATTTTTTAATAAATTCTATTTCATCGATCATTATACGGAACCATTTATAAAAGTCTTACCATGAGAGTCTGAATTAAGCAATAAAGGGTAAAGTTGGGACCCCTATTTTCTTGTTTAAGGGGGGTGGGCCCTCCCTTAAAATCTGAGCCATGCAAAAACCTGGTACCTCTATTAAGTACCCACCCCCCTCCCGAGCCCGGGAGTCGGGAGGGGGGTGGGGGTGTGGGGGTAGGGTGGGCCCGCCCCGTGGCGATGGGGTGGGCCCGCCCGATAGGGCGATACAACCTCAAGAGGTATGCAATAATAACATAGGATATTATAAGATTTATCTTGACAGGATATTTAAACGAGGCGATTTCTCGCCTCGTTCTGTTTAACTTATGTGGAGATAAGTTATTCGGTTAATGTGGGTTGCTCGTTAATCTCCCACTTCTTACTTGCTGTTCTATATTGAGGTTGACCATTGTCAACTTCTTCTGTTGCATTGACATCAATATACTTTTTATAAGGGTAGCCAAATTTCTTATGAGTACCCTCGTAACACTCATCATCAAGTGTAGCTTTTCTCTCAATTATACAATCATGTTTCTTTGCATAATACTTGATGTAGAATATCGCATTGTTTAGTTTCATATTACTTTCTCCTTTTTTTATATTAAACATATGTGGGATTATATAGGAGAGATCAACCATTGTCAAACAGTATTTAAAGTATAATTGTCGTCACGATATTGTTTCTCGGTCAATGGTCTGCGTTCCTTTGTTAATGGGTTATGATAATAATATCTATGTTCATCTGAACTTGATCTCCAATCATAATCCTTGTACCATGCATTATGTTCAGTTAATATTTTAGGTTGAGTTATTCTACCGAAGTGATTGATCGCTTGATCTCCAAATTTATCAAACCATTGATTCCAACACCACATAGAACAAAAGTTTCCACTGCCATAATAAAAATGAGATCTTCTTCTAGTCTGGTAAGTTTTATTTCCTTTGGCTCCTTTAATTCTGTCTTGTGTCATATGTTTATGACACTCAGGACCTTGACAATATTTTAAATCACTCATTGTTATTCTCTCTTATTCTTGCGTCTGTAATAATTCCAATATTTCCTTGATCGTCACTTAATCTCTCCATTTCTTCTTCTTCTTTTTTAATTATCTTTTTTAATTCTTTGGTAGGAATATTTGCATAAGCCCAACTTATTAATCTCTCCTCAATTCCATACATATCTTTTGCTATTCCTTCATTAATTTGTTTTGCTGTTATTTCTCTTGTCATCTTTATATGCTTTTTTGTTTTCTCTATATTAAACATCTTTATTCTCCTTTTCATGTGCCAATCTTCCAATACATTTAGCATGGCTCTCTAAAACTTTTTCAAGTGTTTTTATTCTTTGTTCTAACTTATCAACTATTTTATATAGGTCTTTTATTTCTACATAGCGTTTGGCATTTTCTTCAAGTGCTTTATTCATTTTCTTTTGCTTTCATAAATGATTTAGTTAATTGTTGTTGTCTAAATAACTCTCGGTCTATTCTTCTTAAATTCATTTCTGAAATAATAAAAAGAATAAAACCGAAAGCCATTAAAAATATTCCAATGTATAAAATAATATTATACATCATGCTACTTCCAATAAACTATCTTCATCTTGTTCATCTTCTTTTTGGATAGTTCCAATTAATGTTGTTCCTTTGTGTTCAACATATTCTTTCGCACCAGATACAATGTCATAACCATTATGTTTGCCATTATATCCCTCGCAATTTCTTGTGTCAGTACACTCAAGATATTTATTAAAAGCCTCATCATCATTTTTTGCAATGACTTGAGTTTTAACAACATAGGTGATTTCTTGTTCTATTTGATAAACTTTTTGTCCTAAATGTTCATCACCTAATATTAAGTCTTTGGTTAATCCCCAATTATCACTATTCATCTTTTTTGCTTTCTTGTTCAAGTTGTTTTAGTTCTTCATCAAGTTTTACTTTTTTCTTTGTTAAATAAACTTGCATATCTAAAACTTCATTAAGTCTTGCTAAAACTAATGTTTGTTTTCTTATATTGTCCATAACTTCTTCTTTCTTTTTTAAGTTAAACATAAATGGGATATTATACTATAATATCCCATTTGTCAAGAAGATTAATTTACAACTTGTGCTTGTTGTTTCTCGTATAATATCCTCTCTCTTATTTTATCTTCTCTACTGTGGTTTTTGTTCTTCATAGCTTTCAGCATATCTGACGCATTTTTAGGATTGTAAATCATTAGACCTGAACTATTACATCTTAATATTTCTGCCTCATCTATTTTTAAATCACTTTCAGTTGCGAACTCTAATGCCTCATCAAGATATTTATATCCTTTAAGAACTGCTTTCACAAATTTAGTTTGTGCCAAAATAGATTTAACCCATTTATAATGTGCCATGATTAATTGACCTTTTTTCTGTTGCCACATTTCAAAAGTTTTATACTCCTCTCTTGAAACTGCAATTTGCCTATCACGACAATATTCACGACCAATTAAATCTAACTCATAATCCTTATCCCATTGTGCTGAATAAGAAGTTAAATTATCACTTCCACAATTAAAACCTAAATACTTATCGTTTGCGTCTTTGTATTTTTGTTCATGTGGATTACGATCTTTGCCCTCCATTTCAATCGTAATATCTGGATTACAACCCTCTCTACCTTTTAACTCATCTCTAAAATAAGCATAAGCAAAGTCACGAGATTGTGGTTGATAGTTTTCATTATCTTGTCTGTCAACTCCGTCAATGTCGCCATTTAAACGAAAGTCAAAATGTTTAGATATGTACTTATCATCTTCATCTTTTTCTTCTGGTTTTCCCATGTACCCAAAATGAAAGCAACTATCTTTCGCAATAGTATTTACATTAGGGTATTTATCTTGAAGATAATGTGCCATATCAACATCTGCTTTCGGATATTGTCTTGATACACACTCTTGAGCTAACTGCCATGTTGCGTCTTGATGTGCTTTGAAGTCCTCTCTCTTACGAAAGAAATCTTCTTTTTCTTGAGTGTCCTCTTGTTCAAAATGAACTTTGAAACGACTTCCTGTCTTGTTTCGTAGTTCTTGGTTTAGTCTTATTCTACTCATGTCTTTCTCCTTTGATTAGTTTTAACATTATAGGATATTATATTAATTAAATCTTTTTGTCAAATAAAATTTTTTCTTTTTTTTAGGGTGGGCCCTCCCTAAAGTGTCCAAGCCGAAATTATTTATTTGACATTGGCTATAGGATAATATAAGATAACATTGATCCATTGCTAGACCTAAAGATGTCTGGTACCGAAAGCAAATGAAATCGTTTAGCTTTAGGAAAGGTCGCGAAACGACATTAAATATCGGGTGATATCCGGTGATGGATCTGGGATCAGTGTTGTAACTGCCGGAATTAAACGGCTATAGTACAGGTACACGCTCGGAATTCTATATGGTATGTAATCGCCAGCGTCATGCCTACCTGAACAGGACAACACCGATCAAAAAATTATGAACAAAGCTTAATTGCATTGCGCCTAGGCTATACGATGCAAAGGGGTTTGCTCATATGCGTTCTATAGTAAGCGCATATGGGTTAATATGAATTTGTGGCCCATTGGTCTTGGATGCGATGCGCGACAGCGTTAGGAATAATTTTGGGTGAGACCTACCAAAAGCCACAAGCAGCAAGCAGCAAGCTTGCTTTTTTTTGGGGTGGGCCCGCCCGGAAAATTCCAAGCGTCCAAGCTCTCAAGCCTGCAAGCGCGCGCAGCGCGCTTTTTTAGTAAGATCTCAAGCGGGTGGGCCCG